TTTGGCAAAATGGTTAAAACTAAAAAAGTTACCAAAAAAGGCAAAAAGAAAAAATAATGTTTAAAATTGTAGCTGTTGTATGTTTCCTGAACATTCAACCAAATACCAATCTATGCTTTTATAATGCACAAATTGGCAGAGAAATTGAAGATTGGGAAACCTGCAATCAGCTTGTTGATAAGATCGTAGAAAGAGTGGATCAGCCATTTAAAGATAAAGATGTGGCTGCTGCATTTTCTTGTCAATTTATTGCTTCTACAAATATATAATTATGATAATACTCTCCTCGTATTAAGGAGAGTTGGATGAGTGGTTTAAATCAGCAGTTTGCTAAATTGCCGAAGGGAGCAATCCCTTCCGAGAGTTCGAATCTCTCACTCTCCGCCACTCATATTAACTCAACAAGCACTCAACAGCCGAATCTAACCTGTAAAATAGCCAAAAAATACGGCTTAAACCTCCGATTTATACACAATAATACTCCCAAATATTTCCCAGAAAACAGCCAAAACATACAATATACATAGTAAGTTTATTCATCTACAATCAATATTTACTCAACATTTACTCAACATTTTGATAAGAATATCGTTATATTTATTGAAATAAAAATTAATTTATTTCGTTTACTTATCAAGGAGTAAAAAAAATGAAAACTTATAAAGTAAATGTTCGTGGTGAACAAAAATTTTGTGTCGTTGTAGAAACAGGTGTTGTTGATGCTAATGGCAGACCTAAAGTTAAAAGGTTTTTTAATAGCAAAAAAAATGTTGCTGTTGATAATGCAATGGAATTTTTGCGTACTAATGACACTCAACCAGAAGTTACAAAACAATCTAAAAATTATCCTTTAATTAAAGTTTATGATGAATTATGGGATGATTGGAGAGTTAAGGTTGCTCTTAAAGAAAAAAACCCAAAAAAGAAGAAAACCCTCGCACAAGATACAATGACCAGGTACGAGGAGTCTGCGAAGGCACTTTGGAAAGTTCGTAATGAAAATACTAATATTCATGCGATTGATAAAAAATGGGTTAATCAGTTTATTAAAGATTTAAACTCTTATCATAGTGAATCACAAGCATATCGTATCTATGCTGTATTTGAAAAAATTATGACAAAAGCGGAGCAGTTAGATATTATTGAAATATCTCCAACTCATGCTTTTGCTAAAGATAGACCAACTTATACTGCTCATGGTAAAAAATCTATTGATCAGGATGAAATGAAAAGAATACTAAAACAGATCAAATGGTCTTATGATAAGTATAATTCTCAAACTGCATTTTTATTATTGATCCAGGCACATACAGGAGCAAGATGGGGTGAGATTGCAGCTCTTACTGTTGGTGATGTTGATTTTAAAAAAAATAGAATATCAATAAATAAATCAAGATCGGCAAAAACTGGTAAAGTTGGATTAACTAAATCAGGTCATTTAAGATCCGATGAAGCTGATTTAGGTGAAAGAGTTGTGCCAATATTTCCTCAATTTACTGATATGATTGCAGATTATATTGATCATTCTAATCTTAAAAATGAAAATTTATTTGATTGTACTTACAAAGTTACACAAGATACTTTTATCGCTGCTTGTAAAAGAGCAGGAAGTACACAAAAAGAAACAAAGATATTTAGACGTTTTGTTTCAACCAACCTTCGTAAGCAGGGAGCTACTCGTGATGATGTCAGATTGGCACTTGGTCATAGCAACGATGCTACGCAGGATATTTATGTTACTCATTCTTATCAAAATGCAGATAATCATGCTGCAAAGCTATTCAAAGCATTAAACAGCTAATTTTTGAATCCTTGATAAGCTTTTAATATTGGGAGGTCTAATCATACAGACCTCCTTCTTTTTTTGCTTGTACGGTCAAATATGAGCTTCTTTTTTAGAAACATTTATGCAAATTGTGTAATTTTCGTAAATATCTGACTAAAGTTGATGCTTGTACTGTTCTTTCATTCTCCATTGTTGGATATAGTTTTTTCACTCTAAAAGTTTTCATATCTTTATAAAAAATAAGCATGGCAGGAATTTTGCTTTGCCTAGCCAACTTCATTGTTGCTGTACAATTTTTGTATGTTTGACCTTTATCGTATGCGTGTTCGATCAGTAACAATGGCTGATAACATTTACTGCATACTTCAACTAGGTCTATATCAACAGCAGCTAAATTATCAATTGTTCTATGCCATTCATTAAATGGATTTCCCTTTTCAAAATAACTATATCTTGGATTCACTAATACTTTTTGGTGGAATTAAATTTAGTTTCTTTTTTAATTCGTAGTTCTCTATTCTCAGCTTACTATTTTTTTCGTAAGCTTCTTCCAATCTACCTGTTGCATATTCTAATGCAGATTTTACTTTCGTTAATTCTTTTTCTAAATCTTCTTTTAACATTATATTTCATTTCTTCCTTGCTCCGTTACTCGTAAACTTCTTTTTGCGTATGGCACTTTTGTTATGTAACCTCGTCTATCCAAACTATTGACACATTGTGAAACGCTATTGTACGAATTAATCTGACAACCTTCTTGTATTTGTTTGTAGGAAGGAGAGTGTCTATTTTCTATTATGTACTCGTTTACAAATTTAAGTATTTGATGTTGTCTTGGTGTCATTTTCTTTTCTTCTTTTTCTTTAATGCTTTTGCTAAAGCTCTTTTGCTTTGAGGTACGAAATATTCATTTTTATTATATGCTAATTGTTCAAGTGAACTAGATCCACCTACAAATTTACCTGAATTAAAATTGCTTTTGTTAGGATTTTTAATTGAAGTTTTGTATTGATATTTACTCATTAATTAAACCTCCTTTTATTACCTTCTTTTTATATTCAATTAGTTGAACTACTTTTTTTTCTATTTGTTTTGGTATACGAATAATTGGTAATGGAAATTGATCCCATCCATATTTTTTACGCAATATTTTTTCAATTAAATCTGTATTCATAAATCACCATTCTTTTTCATTTGTAGTGCGTTGGTCATAGATAGATATGCAGCTCCATCTATATAATTATCTCTATTGTAAGTATCAGGATTAGATGCTCTTGCGATCTTTACACCTGCCATACATAACGTAACCTGGTCAGCTCGTATGGGTGTTTTTAAAATAACACTCCATATTTTCGCAATATCATCGTGGTTTTTATCAAACTCTCCGTAGATATTTTTTCTTTCACCACTAACCAGGAGATCAGCTTGTTCGAGAACTTCTGTAACTTGATTGTATAAATCCATTACAAAGGTTTATCCAACATTTGTAAGCCAATATATTTAAAATCAGGGTTGTTTTTACTTACATTTTTATAACCCTGAAACTTAATTGTTTCTCCTGCTTTTACATCACGAGATACTCGTAACGATCCATAGTAATCATGTTTTTCATCTTCATTATGATTAGGCATAATGTTGCCTTTACCTTCTTTGTGTTCAAATTTTTCATTCATATATCCCATCCATCGTCTTTAGGTTTATTGCGATTAATTTTTTCTTCGTGATTTTTGTAAACTCCTTGTAGTTGCTCGTTGCTATCTATTTCATTTTTAAACTTTGTATAAATAGATCGAAGTTGTCCAAGATGTTTAGATCCATCAATTGCATTACTTATCATTGTAAAATCACTTAAAGATACTTCAGAGGATAGATCATTTTCTTTTATAGGAGGAATATGATTTTTATTCTCCTCCGAAGTATCACTCGCATCGTTATTGTTTAACTCATCAATAGCTTTTCCATTGTGAGCTGCTATTTGCATCTCATCAGCAGATGCAAATTCTCCTCCATCTAATCCTGCTCTAGCCAAACAAATACCAAGAGAACTTGTCATTGCATTTTCTGTTGCACTTGTTCTATTAACAGGTGATGAATTCCTTATTTCTTCAGCAATACCAACAGCAATCATATTTTTTTTAATCCATAATTCTGTTGTTGCTACTACTGATCCTGCAAAAATAATTTTATCTTGATGAAAAATAGGATCACGAAATTCTACTCGTGATATGTAACTTGCGTCAG